CTCAGATTCAGGACATTATCGACCAAGCCGCCGATCTGGGCGTGGTTATCAACGGCGTTATGACCACTTCTAAGGTTGTAACCAAACTGCGCAACAATGCGGGCCTGCAGAAAGCCATCAACGGCAATATCGGCGCGGGTGTCCAGCTCCGGCGTTCTGCTCTGGAAGCCTACCTGCAAGATGAATACGGCATTAACCGTGTAATTACCGCCGATCTGCGCTACAACGTTGCAAAGGGCATTGACGCGCAGGGCAACCCCATCCTGGAAACCCACCGCTATTTCCCCGAAGATAAAATCACTTTCTATGCTACCGCCGTTGGCGGGCAGATGGGTATTGGCCTGTGGGGCAATCCTCCCGAAGCTGACCGCACCGACCTGGAGCCTGCGAACACCAGCAGCCGTTCTCCCTATGTCTGGATCAGCCAGAAAGCCGAATGGGATCCCAAGGTGGTTTGGACGAAAGCCTCTGCCCTGTACATCCCCATGCTGTACAGCCCCAACAGCCTGTTTGCCGCCACCGTCACTGAAACGCTCGGTGGCTGACGATGTACATTTCACTCCGCCAATGGCGTGATTTGACGGATGGTCATCTGTACGCACCCGGAGACCCTTTTCCGCATGATGGGCGGGCCATTGCTCCCGCCCGGATTGCGGAACTGACAAGCAATGCCAATAAAGCCCATTTGGCGCTGATTGAGGCCGTTTCTGCGAAAGACGAGGAATCCACAGCAGAAACCAACGGACAGCCCCAAGACGCGCCAAAGCCCGCAAAACGGGGCAGAAAACCGAAGCAGTAACGCGGAAGGGAGGAAATCATGCTTCAGCAGATTTGCGAATATGTCCATAACTATTTCTATGCTAAGGATGGCCGATTTGCCCGTCACTGGGACGCGCAATATACCATTTCTGACGGCATGATTTCCCCCGCCGTGCCGCTGAAAGAGGGCCAGCGTTTCCAGATCAAAGGCAGTGACATGAATGACGGCGTTTACACGTACCACGCAGACGCAATCATGAATGACGATGACACCGAAGCGGCGGGGCTCCAAGCCGAAGCGTTTAACGGCAGCATTTTAGCTATGGCTGTTCCTCCTGCGCTCATAGCCCTACTTGGAGAGATACAAACGTGGGTGGAAAAATACGGTGAAATCGTTCTAAGCCCTTATTCCTCTGAAAACGTGACAGGCGTTTACAACTACAGCAAAACCACGAAAAGCGAAGAATCAGGCGGCGGAGGTTATTCGTGGCAGGACGTTTTCAAAAGCCGCCTGGAGAGATGGAGGAAGCCTTGCCCATGAGCATTACAGGTGTAGGAGGAACCTTGCTCGATACCCTGACCGAAACATGCACGATGCTGACAAAACAGATTGTGCCTGACGGTTTGGGTGGATTCAAGGAAACATACGTTTCCGGCGTGACCTTTGAAGCCGTTATCCGCAAGGATGATACAACGGCTGACAGAATCGCTGAAAAGCAAGGTGTGCAGGAAAGTTATACGGTTGTCGTACCGAAAGGCTTTCCGTTTGCGTTCCATGATGTTTTCCGGCGCAGTAAGGATGGCAACACATACCGTGTTACCAGCAACATACAGGATAAGGAAGCGCCTGCCGTCAGCACAATCAAGATTGGGAGTGTAACCGCTGAAAGGTGGGACTTGCCCGCATGAAAGATACTGCTGGCGCTTTGTACCGCTTCTTTTCCGGCTTTGGCCTACCTGCCTATGTAGAAAACACCGTCCCGGATGATGCCCAATTGCCGTACATCACCTATGAATTGCGGGAGCCGGAAGCTGGCGAACAATCCAGCCTGACGGCCCGTGTTTGGTATTACGATACCGGGCTTGCCGCAATCACTGAAAAGGTGGATGAAATCAAGGCGGCTATCCGGGACGGCGCATCCCTTCCCGTTGAGAACGGCGCGGTTTGGCTCTGGCCCGATGAACAATTCTGCCAGTTTCAACCGCCCGATGAACCGAAACTGAAAATTGCCTATTTGATGCTGATTATAGGCGCATACAAAGAATAAAGGAGATGATTCCATGGCCCGCGAGAAATACACCAAAATTCCCGCCAATACCTTCAAGCATCTTGTCGTGAACGCTGGTATTATGCTTGCGAATTTCACACCTGGCACTGGTGAATACCAGGACGAAGATATGCTTGGCCCAACCTCTGGCGGCGTGAATTTCACCACTACACCCAGCTTTTCCGACTGGGGCGAAGATATTGACAACTGCCCGAAGAACACCAAGGAATTGAAGCGGCTGGAAGACTGGGACGTGAAAATGTCCGGCTCTTTCGTTGCCGTTTCTGCGGAGCTTGCTACTATGCTGTCCGCCCTGGCTGATAAAACCGACGTGGAAGCCACAACCGGCGAAAATGCAACCCGCGCTTATGCCAAGGTAACACCCCGCGATACCGTTGATGTTGAAAATGATTTCCACGATATTTGGCTGGTTGGCGATTACAGCGACGTGAATACGGGCACCAATGCCGGGTATATCGCTATCCATATGATGAACGCGCTTTCCACTGGCGGCTTACAGTTGCAGACGCAAGATAAGGGCAAGGGGCAGTTTGCCTTTGAATTTACCGGGCATTATTCCCTTGATGCTCAGGACACCGTGCCATATGAAATCTACATTACCGCAGACGCGGCGTAAGTGATTTTATAGCAGGAGGATAAAATCATGAAAAAACTATCCGCATACCGTGATGAGGAAGCCCTTGACCTGCTGGCAGATCTTTTGGAGCCTGCCGCCATGATTATGGCTGATCCTGATGTTGCCGATGCGCTCAAGTCCGGCAACCGAATGAAAGCCATTAAAATGGCCGTAAAGGCCCACAAGCCGGAAGTGATGGAAGTATTGGCAATCATGGAGGGCGTGCCCGTTGAGGAATACCATTGCAACGTGCTGACCGTTCCCATGCGTCTGCTGGAAATCCTGAACGATGATGATTTGATTGCGGTTTTTACCTCGCAGGCGCAGGAGATGATGCAAGGGATTTCTTCTGGGCCTGCTATGGAGACTACCGGGGAAAAAGGGGAATAAAGCCGTTTTTACGGTACTACAAGGCGAAAATGGAAGCTGCTCGGAAGGAGGATTTTTACAAAACCTATACTGCCGACAGCTTCCATTTCATTCTAAAGCAATTGGGCGTACAGATAAAGCCGTATTCTGAAATACTGCATCCTGTGCCCGTGGACAATAGAAGCCCGCAAGAAATAGCCCGCGAACGGGCCGCAAAAATGGGCTTGAAGGTGGTGAAATAGGTTGGATGCGTTCGCTTTGGCGGCAAAATTGACGCTGGATAGCAAGGGCTTTGAACGCGATCTTGGAAAAAGCGAAAAAACGTTCAAGTCATTCGGTTCTTCCTTGAAAAATGGCTTTAAGAATGCCGCAAAGGTTGCCGCCGTGGGTATTGGCGCGGCGGCTACGGCTGTTGTAGGGTTTGCCAAGAGTTCTGTAGAAGCAGGTATGCAGTTTGACGCTACCATGTCACAGGTAGCCGCTATTTCCGGCGCTACCGGGAAGGAATTTGATAGTTTACGGGCAAAAGCTCAGGAAATGGGCGCAAAGACGAAATTCAGCGCATCCGAATCCGCCGAAGCCTTTACCTATATGGCTATGGCAGGCTGGAAAACCGGGGATATGCTGGACGGTATTGAGGGTTTGATGAACCTTGCCGCCGCTTCTGGTGAAAGTCTTGCTATTACTTCGGATATTGTTACAGACGCTTTGACCGCTTTCGGACTTTCTGCATCTGATTCCGGGCATTTCGCAGATGTTCTCGCCGCCGCTTCCAGCAATGCCAATACCAACGTTTCCATGATGGGCGAAACGTTCAAGTATGCCGCGCCGTTGGCTGGTTCTTTGGGCTTTTCCATCGAAGATACAGCCCTTGCTATCGGCCTTATGGCAAACGCTGGTATTAAGGCATCTCAGGCTGGTACATCCCTGCGCATGATTATGACGCAGACTTCACAGGATTTTGTTGTTGCTGGTGAAAGCATCGGGGAATATACCGTAAAAACGCAGAACGCAGATGGAACCATGCGCTCTTTGCGGGATATTTTGTCCGATTCCAGACAGGCGTTTTCCCAACTGAGCGAAGCAGAAAAGGTTGCCGCCGCTGAATCTATTGCGGGCAAAAATGCTATGTCCGGCTGGCTGGCCTTGATGAACGCTTCCGATGAAGATTTTGAAAAGCTTTCATCTGCTATTGACAATTGTGCGGGTTCAGCGGAAGAAATGGCCGCTATCATGCAGGATAACCTTCAAGGCGACCTTATTATTTTCAAATCAGCCCTTGAAGGTGCGCAAATTGCGCTTTCTGACCAGCTAACCCCCGCAATGCGTGAATTTGTACAATTTGGCACGAAATCCGTTGCAGAACTTACGGAAGCATTCAAAAAAGACGGCCTGAACGGCGCAATGGAAGCGCTTGGCGGTATTATTGCGGAAGGTACGACAAAAATTGTAGAGGGTATACCGTCTTTTGTAGATGCAGGATTGAAGTTGTTTGGTGCTATTGTTTCTGGCCTTGTAAGCAATTTACCCGCGATTGCAACTGCCGCGAAAGATATTGTTGATACCCTTATTTCCAATTTGCAAACGTTCCTTGATACCAATTTTCCTGCCCTTGGCGCTTTGTTTGGGACGGTGACAACTGCAATAAGTGGTGTTACGGATGCACTGAAAGGCGTATTTGATAAACAATCACAAAACACGGAATTTCAAGCCGCCATGGAATCAGCGTGGGGAGCAATTGAAACTGTTATAAATGGCGTGAATACCATTTTAGAAACTATTCTTTCCACGTTCGGGAGCGTTTTTGCAACGGATCAGGAAGCTGCATCTTTTCAGCAATCAACTGATACAACGTGGGGCGCTATTAAAGGCGTTTTTGATACCGTAAGCGGTGCAATAAATGCTATTATTGAAGCTTTTACTTCCGTTTTCGGTCAAGAAGAACAAAACACTGCTTTCAGTACCGTTGTACAGGACAGATGGGGTCTGATAAATACCGCGATTTCCGGCGTATCAACTGCCATTACAACGGTTATTGACTGGTTTACAAAGGTTTTTCAGAAAGATAGCGAATCCAATACATTCAGTTCTGCCCTTGATAAATCCTTTGGCGTTGTTTCTTCCGCAATCGGTTTGGTCAGCACTGCAATTGAAACAGTAATTGGATGGTTTACTGATGTATTCAATCAGGAAGGGCCTGCAAATGCTTTCAGCACTGCATTGGATTCCGCTTGGAATTTGATAGAAACCGCAATAGGTGCTGTAAGTACAGCAATAGAAACGGTTATTACATGGATGGACAATGTTTTCGGAAAGGTTGATGCTGGCAACATATTCGGAACCGCCCTTGAAACATCTTTCGGGCTTGTGTCTGCAGCAATTGATTTGGTAAGCACCGCAATTGAAACAGTCATTGGCTGGTTTGAAAGCGTGTTCAGCAATGAAGATACAGCGAACGCATACGGAACGGCGCTTGAATCCGTTTGGGGAATGATAAATACAGCAATAGGCGCTGTTTCAACTGCTATTGAAACTGTAATAAGTTGGTTCAATAATGTTTTTGATAAGGAAAATGCGGCAAACATTTTCGGCACTGCATTGCAGACAGCCTTTGGATTGATTTCAACGGCGGCAGACGCAATCAGTAAAGCAATTGAAACAGTTATTGGATGGTTTGAGAGCGTATTTAGCAATGAAGAAACCGCAAATGCTTATGGAACTGCGCTTGAATCTGTATGGAACTTGATAACTACAGCAATTGGTTCGGTAAGCACTGCAATTGAAACCGTCATAGGGTGGTTTACTTCGCTGTTCAATAACCAAGAAACGGGTGATTTGTTTGGTTCTGCATTGCAAGCGGCTTTTGGGCTTATATCCGGCGCGGCTGACCTGATTAGTACAGCAATAAAAACGGTAATTGGATGGTTTACAGATTTGTTTGGGAAAGATTCGCTTGCAAGTGCTTTCGGTACTGCCATAAAGAACGCTTTCCAGTTTGTTATTGACGCAGCAAATGCAATATCCAGCGCAATTGAAACCGCTGTTGGATGGCTTGCTTCGTTATTTGGGTATGATGGGAAATCTGTAAATACAACTTCCAACCATACAGAAAATACTTACGAACACACGTATCATTATGAACACTGGGAAAGTGATAGCGGACAAAGTTATTCTGGGAAGGAAGGCAAATTTGCATCTGCTATGTCGGGCGGTAAAATCCTCCGCAATGCTACAGTATTTGGGTTTAATGATAGAGGGCCGATGATAGGCGGTGAAGCTGGGCCGGAAGCTATTGTTGGTGTAAATAGCCTTGACCAAATGATAGCAAATTCCGTTGAAAAAGGCTTTTCTTCTATCATCAACAGCCTTGCTTCTATCAATTCCGGCAATAAACAACCTATTTATGTCATGCTGGATACCGGGGAACTTGTGGGCGCAATCGGCGGCAAAATGGATACTGAACTTTCCCGCATTGGTGACTGGAAAGGTGGTGGGCGTGCGTGATAGATACTGTTTGGCTTGAGGATGATTCCGGCAAAACATTCCGCTTGACGGATTACGGCTTACTCCTGAAAACCTTCCAAGCACCTGAACCGAATGTAAAGGAATACAGGGAATCGGTGGAAGGCGCTGACGGTGATATAGATATGACGGAATGGGCCGGGGTTTTGCGGTATGAAACCCGCACCGTTGATTTTGCCGTCCGGGATATGACAGATACATGGTGGCGCAAACTGGTGAATTTCTGTCACGGGCGCAATATCAAGATCACCCATTCACGCGACCCTGAGCATTATTTTTACGGGCGCTGTACTGCTTCCCATGAAACCCAACAGCATATAACGGATGTAGCATTGTCCGTTGTTTGTAACCCCTACAGACTGGCGCACCGTGAAACCGTTGTATCTGCGAACATTACCGGGGATGGTGAGGTGGCATTAGAAGCCGCCCGCCGCCCCGTTACCCCTACCGTGACTGTAGCGGCGCAAATGAACCTTTCATATGACGGCGCGGGTATAACGCTTTTGCCCGGTACGCATGAAGTGAATGATTTGCTGATAACGGATACGCCCAAAACCGTGAACGTGACGGGAACCGGGCTTATCACGTTCCGCTGGCGGGATGGTGTGCTGTAATGTTCACGATACTGCATAACGGTGAGATGTTCTTTGACCCGCGCATTGATGGATACCCGCTGGGAGCACCAAAACTATTGCGTGAAGCAAACAAAATCGGAACGCTTACCTTTACCATCTTCCCCACGCATCCCGATTACCGCAACATTGTAATGCTCCGTTCTGTGTTTTCTGTCTATAAGGACGGCGTATTGATTTATCAGGGTCGGCCCGCATACCTGAAAAAACGCATGAAAGGCGCGGTTGAATACAAGTGCGAAGAGCTTACTGCCTGCATGAATGATTACAAGCTGCGCCCCATGACCTTTTCCGGCCCTGTAGATCAATTGCTGTCCGCAATCGTTGCTTCCTTCAATAACCGTTCGCAATCCGTTTCTTTTGGTCTTGGAACTGTCCAGAATCCCGGCAATATAGAATGGGAGCAAACGGATTATATAGGCCACTGGGACGCTCTACAGGCCATTAGAGGGCAATTCGGCGGCTATATCATCCCCCGCTATGAATCCGGGCAAATCCTGCTTGATTGGCTTGCGGAGGATGATTTGCCCGAATCCTCACAGGCAATCCGTTTCGGCGAAAACCTGAAAGATATGTTTCTCGAAACGGATTCCAACGAAACCTTTTCAGGCATTATCCCCCTCGGCGGTGTGCCGGAAGGGGAAACGGAGAAAATCACCATTGTAAGCGTGAATGATGGTGTAGATGTGCTGTATAACGATGATGCAGTAGACCTTTACGGCTGGCGGGAAACGGTGAAGGAATGGAAGGACGTAACCGACCCGCAAACGCTGAAAGGATTGGCGGAAGAATGGCTGCGCGGTAACGGCGTAAAATTCCGGGATTCAGTGCAAATATCGGCTATTGACTTGCACAATGCAGATTTGAGCATCGAATCCTTTGAATATCTGCACTGGATAAATGCTGAATCATCCCGCCATGACCTACACGCGCGGTATATCCTTTCCCGTGAGGAAACGCCCCTTGACCGCCCTGTTGGGACGCAGATCACCCTTGGAAGCGCCCCGCGCACAATCACCACGTAATGGAGGATACTATGTGGCTCATTGAAAAAACAATTGACCTTGCAAAGCCGCCCATTGTGAAAGCGGAAGCACCCTACCTGTTGATGGTTCCGGGTGACGAAAACGCGCACCAATGGAAGATTACCGTGCTTTTGAACGGTCATCCCGCATCCCTTTCCGGCTTTACCGCTACAGGCGTTTTCCAGCGCCACAATGGAACCCTTGTCACCTGTTCCGGCGATAACGCTACCATTGACGGCAATGTTGTGACAATCACCTTCCGCGCTGAGTGCTATCACGTTCCGGGCGGTATGCGCGGCGCTGTGCGTTTGA